GCTTGACGGCCCACAGGCTAAAGAGCCAGAGATAAGAACCAACAGCGTTGACTTCGAGGTCAGGGCTGAGGGTGACGGCATGACCTTTACCGGCTACGCCTCTGTTTTCAATTCCCCATCCGAGGATTTAGGTGGTTTTATTGAGTATGTTGCGCCAGGTGCTTTCAAGCGTTCTTTGCAATCTCGCAACGAGGTCAAGCTTCTTTGGAACCATGACTCAGGTGAGCCTCTGGCTTCCCTAAGAGGTGGAACCATGCAACTCGTTGAGGATGAGCGTGGACTAAAGGTAACGGCTCAGCTCCCTAACACAACAAGAGGCAGGGACATCGCCGAGCTTCTACGGACCAAGGTCATAGATTCAATGAGCTTTGGATTCAATGTCATCAAGGATTCATGGGCAAGAGATGGTCAGACAAGAACCTTAGAGTCAGTCAGATTATTCGAGGTCAGCATCGTTAGCTTCCCAGCTTATGAAGCAACAACCGCACAGGTCAGATCAGCACAAACCATCAACCCTGACCAGCTAGCTGATGCCCTGCTAAAGCTAGAGTCCGGTGAGGAATTAGACGAGGCCAACGCTAACTTGATTACCGATGTGGTGAACAAGCTAAAGGCACAGCCAGAGATTGATGAAGTAATTGACAATGGCCTTGAGCTACTAGACCTAAAGAAAAAGCAGTTTGACCTTCTATTGAAAAGGATATAAACATGGCAAGCAAAGATGACATCAAAAGAGCTATCCTAAAAGCTGCTGGCAACCCATCAGTTGGCGTAATCGCTGAAATGGCTGATGACTTTGCTAAAGCAGTATGGGAACTCGACAACACAAACTCATACAACCCAGCCAAAGAAGCAAGGGTTGTTGACAGTAAAGAAACCCGATAGAGTTTCTTTAGCCCCAGCTCAACCCCCTTTCTGAGCTGGGGTTTTCTTTTGCCTATAAACTTGAACCTAACAGTTGAGTGTAAGCACCGCTGTATCTGTTGAGTGTCAGCACCGCAGGAAACCCATTCAATCATTTATAGGAGAATCATGTCTGATTTCATCAAATCTCAGATGGACGCTCGCAACAACCTGATCGCACAGGCAAGAGAAGTTCTTGACATTGCACAGGCTGAAAAGCGCGGTCTATCTGCTGAGGAAAACACCAAGATTGCTCGCATTGAAGCTGACATTGACTCAGCCGATGCAACAATCGAAACCGCTCGCAAGCTAGCAGACCGCGAAGCTCGCGCGTCTGAGGCAGCAGCTTCATTCACACCATCAGCTCCATCAGCTCAGAACTCTGACGCTGACATCCTTCGCGCAATCGCTTCTGGCGAAATGCGCGGATACGACTTCGCTCGCGAGGCTCGTACCCTAGTTCCATCCGCTAACACTGTTGGTCAGTCTTTCTATGACCAGGTATTCGAAATCGCTCAGCTAGTTGGCCCAATGCTAACTGTGTCTGAGGTTTTCAACACCACTTCAGGTGAGAACCTAGTAATCCCAACTGTTACCGCTACCTCATCCGCTGGATCAGTAGCAGCAGCAGGAACCATCTCTGAGTCCAACCCAACCTTCGCATCCATCACTCTTGGTGCTGAGAAGTACGGAGCTTTGGTTCAGGTTGCTCAGGAACTAGTAACTGACGCTGGATTCAACATCTCAAGCTACATCGCACAGCAGCTAGGAACCTCTTTGGGTCTTCAGGCTAACTCTGTTCTAACCACAAAGCTATCCGCAGCCGCTGGCTCGGTAGTAACTGGTGGAACTGGTGTATCTGGTGCTGCTTCATACGAGAACCTAATTGACTTGGTTTACGGAATCGCCGATGGCGCTCGCGTACTACCAGGCCTAGGCTTCCAGATGAGCAAGTCCGGTATCGCAGCAGCTCGTAAGTTGAAGGATGGCGCAGGAAACTACATCTGGACCAACTCAGCAGTACCAGGACAGCCGGCAACCTTGCTTGGCTACCCAGTGTACGAGAACCCAAACGTAGCAGCAGTAGGAACTGGAACCAAGTCGGTTCTATTCGGTCACCTACCAAGCTTCAAGGTTCGCGTTGCAGGTGGAATCCGCGTTGACCAGTCAGCTGACTTCGCGTTCAACCAAGACACAATCACCTACCGAGGCCTAATCCGTCTTGATGGTGGACTAACCCACGCTACCCACATTGGGTACTTCAAGGGTGGAGCTAGCTAAATCTAGCCCCCAGTCAAAAAGCTGGCAGTGGGTCACAGAGCGTAGGACTGTGGCCCACTGTCTTTTTTTGCTATTGTTTATGTATGCCTACGAATAAAGAGAAACTAAACGGAGCTGTAAGCCTTTGGTCTAACAGCTACAACGCACCAACCGGATACGGACAACAAGCGACTATGTTGCTTGACCGACTCAAACGCTCTGGCCTTGATGTCGCAATGCTTTCTAACTATGGGCTTGAGGGAATCCCCGGGACAATCTCAACCCCTTATGGAAAAGTTCCACACTACCCAAGAGGCCTTGACCTTTACTCAAATGATTCGGGTCCGGTTGACCACAAGACCTTTATCTCACAGCACGACAAACCAAATCTTTTTATAAGTCTTTACGATGTCTGGGTTATGAAGTCAAAGCTTTACGATGATTTTCCAATCGCAGCTTGGACACCGCTTGACCATGTAACCTTACCGCCGGGAGTTGAAAAGTTTTTACGCAAAGAGAATGTCACCCCAATAGCGATGTCACCACACGGAGTAAGACAGCTAACCGAAAAGGGTATTGCTTGTGAGTACGCACCTCACGCAATAGATACCAAGGTTTACAAGCCAACAAGCAAAATAGGTAAACACGAGATAAACGCTTATATGGGACTAGAGCCAGACCAGTTCCTAGTCGGAGTTGTTGCGGCTAACAAGGCATCAGGCCTAGTACACCGGAAAGCTTTCGGCGAACTTATCCTTGCCTTTAGTATCTTTGCTAAGAAACACTCTGATGCTGTTTTGTATCTACACACAGATGGTATGGGTCAAGCCGGTGGTTGGAACTTACTAAACATCCTGAACTCGGTTGGTATACCTAAAGAGCAGGTCATCTTTCCTAACCCTAATGATTACAGGTTCGGACTAGCTCAAGCTGACCTTGCTGCTCTTTATAGTCGAATGGATGTCTTGCTTGCGCCTAGCTTTGGTGAAGGCTTTGGCGTTCCTAGCGTTGAGGCTCAGGCTTGTGGCACTAGGGTAATCGGTTCTAACTGGGCAGCAACACCTGACCTAATCAGCGAGGACTCATGGCTAACCGATGGACAGCTAAGTTGGGATGCTGGACAAGATGCTTGGTGGATGACCCCCAATGTATCTAGCTTAGTAAATGCGCTTGAAGAGTCTTACAAAGCGGAGCGTGGACCATCACAGGTAGCCATAGACTTTGCGAGTCAGTTCGATGTTGAAAAGGTATGGGAGAATAACTGGATGCCAATTCTAAGAAAGTTACTTAAATGATTCCGGTCTTAGCTTTCCCAACTTACGCTAGGCACGACCTAGCCCAAAGAATGATTGACTCTATTGACTACCCAGTTGAGCATCTTGTAATTGTTGACAATTCTGGCAAGCGGGAGTTTAAGCCTATAAAGCCAGACACAGTAAAGAATCTTTGGCTTATACAAGTTCCTTTTGGTTTAGGGCCAACAGCAGCGATGAACTTTGTTATTAAATCAACCCCTCACTCTAAGTATTGGGTCTTTGCCAGCGAAGATACTTATTGTGCCCCCGGTGCTTTAGAAAAGATACACAACGAGGTAGATACTGAGGCTTTAAACTTTACGGACGCTGTTCCCGATTGGGCCTTTATTGCTATCGGTGAGGGTGTAGTTCTAAAGGCTGGATTATGTAGTGAGTTGTTTCATCCACTTTACTTTGATGACAATGACTATGAAAGAATTATTGATGCACATGGAATACCTAAAAAGCGTATCCACGCCACAATTCACCATAACAACAGCTCCACTATTGCCGCTGGCTATGGTCCTAAAAATGCTCACACCTTTTCAATCAACCAAAGACTTTACGAGCAAAGGCGAGCTGAAAATAACCTTAGAAGTGGCGAGTGGTCACTAAAGATACGCCGAGAGAATAGCTGGGACTAGTTTTTTAGTATCTTTTTATTTAGATAGAATAGAGAACATTATGGCAATTACTCAAGGCTATGCCTCACTAACTCAAGTCAAGGCAGCACTTAGAATCACAGACACCGTAGATGACACTTTGCTCGAGATGGCTATAGAGTCAGGCTCAAGAGCTATTGACGGATATACTAACCGCAGCTTCTCATCACTTGGCACAGCAACTAGAATCTTTACTCCTAACGATTATCTAATCACAGAGATTGATGACCTAATTAGCCTGACCGAACTAAAAACTAAATCAGATGATGACGGAAGCTTTGACCAAACTTGGACCGCTAATGATTACCAGCTTGAACCTCTAAACGGCAGAGTTGACGGATTACCGACTTCATACACTCACATACGAGCTGTTGGTGATTACTTATTTACTCAATGGGAGGGTGAAGCAACTGTACAAGTTACCGGCACTTGGGGATGGTCGGCAGTTCCAATCGCTATAACCCAAGCTTGTGTTATTCAGTCGAGCCGAATTTACAAGCGACTAGATAGCCCACTCGGTGTGGCAGGTATCTCCGACATCGGAATTATGCGAGTAAGTAACCAGCTTGACCCGGATGTCGCTCAGCTAGTTAGTCCCTACCGCAGAATTAGGTTCGCATAGTGGCACTCATTAGCGAGCTTAGAACAGCTCTAGCTACCAACCTTGGAACTATTTCGGGATTACGCACGAGCGCAGAAATGCCTGATAACCCGAACCCACCGATTGCCTTGGTTAGACCTACAACTGTGGACTATAACCAAGCCTTCAATAAAGGTCTTACGCTTTACCGATTTTCCGTTGTGGTCGTTGTCGGCAGGGCAGCGGAAAAGTATGCGCAAAGGTCGCTTGATGCCTTCTGCTCTAGCACAGGAACCTCAAGTATCAAGAACGCAGTAGAATCAGATAAGACACTTGGTGGCAAAGCCTATGACTGCCGAGTGACTGAAATGACAAATTACACACCCATCCAAATGAATGATGGCACTTACTTAGCGGCAGAGTTTGCTGTTGATGTATTTGCCGATTAGGAGAAACATAAATTGGCAAAATTCGTAGCAACTGACTATAAAGTCACCATCAACGGAACTAACCTAAGCACCTCGCTTGCTTCGGTTGAGCTTCCAATAGAAATTGATGAGCAGGAGACAACAGCCTTCGGGTCTGAGTGGCGTACTAGGATTGCGGGCCTAAAATCTGGCTCAATCACCCTAGAGTTCCATCAGGACTTCGCAGCTGGCGCACTTGACTCAATTCTTTGGCCACTACTCGGAACTAACGCAACTGTTACTGTTGTCCCAACTTCAGGAACTGTAAACTCAAGCAACCCTAGCTACTCGGGTTCATTTTTGGTTACACAATATACTCCCTACGCTTCCACGGTGGGAGACCTCGCAACTGTGAGTCTGTCGTGGCCGCTAAGTGGAGCACTAACCCGAGCAACAGCGTAGAACCATGCAAATCCCTTTCAAAGTTGAGTTTGTAGATGGTTCTAAAGAATCAGTTATTTGCGCTACACCGGACTTCATCGCCTTCGAGGATAAGTTCAACCTAGCTGTAACAACGATTCAAAAAGACCCACGCCTTACTTACCTTGCTTACATTGTTTGGAACGCCCTACGCCGGAGAAAGCAAACTGACAAGAGCTTTGAGGAATTTGTCGACACTCTTGAGAACATCGAGGGTGACGACACAAACCCAAAAGTAAAGGAATAAAGGGGCTGGGCGATAAAAGTGCCCACCTTTTTATTGCAGCCTTAGCTTGTGAAACCGGGATTGCGCCATCGGTGCTAATGAATGAATCCGAACGGATGCTGTTTACCATGCAGATGTATCTGAAGGGTAAATCAGAAGCCATGAACAAGCGTAGGTAAAAAATGAAGATGCAACACTCAGTTGAGGTGTACGGCGTGAGGGAAACCCTTGCCGAAATCCGCAAGGTTGACCAAGACTTATTTTTTGCTATTCGTGGGCACATGAAGCGCACCGGTGACATTCTAGGTAATCGAGTAATTATGAGCTCACCTATGACCGCACCAATTTCAGGGTTTAGAAACCACCGAGGCAGGACAGCTTGGAAGCCCGGCAGTTTTAAGACTGAGGTTTCAGGTCGTAATGCTCGCAGAGGAGCAACCGGGTCAACCCCTTTGCTATCTGTTAAGTTTGGTGGTGCTGCTTTTAACATCGCCGATATGGCAGGCAAAAAGAACCAAGTAAGAAAGCCAGTAACAGAAATCTATGACTGGCGTGGGACTCGAAGACAGCACACAGTTACTACTCAAGGCAAGTCGATGGTTAGCGCACTAGGTCGTAGACCATCCCGGTATATTTGGTCAGAGGCTGAAGGTCAGTTGCCAATGATTCAGCAAAGCGTTCTCTCTGGAGTTCAGGAATACATGGATACCGTAAACCGCAACATCGTGCAGGTGACTAAATAATGTCAATCAATATTAATATCCTTAGCAATTTTAATGGCACAGGATTTGACAAGCTAACTAGAGAGCTTGACCGGCTAAATACACCGATGGAAAAAATTGGTGCTGTTTCTCGTACGCTTGCGCCTGCCGCCATAATCGGACTAACAGCCCTGTCAGGTATGGCTGTCGGAGCTGTAAGGGCAGCTGAGGAAGCTCAGATTGCCAACAACAGACTTGATAGCGTTGCCGATTCAATGGGCTTATTTGGTACTAACACTAAGACTGTTACTGACCGACTAAAAGCTTTTGCCGATGAAACAAGTAAAAAGATTGCTGTTGACGATGAGCTAATTCTTTCAACTCAAGCACAGTTGATGAGCTTTAAGGATTTAGCAATTACTGCCGGAACAACCGGAGGAGCTTTTGACAGGGCAACAGTAGCAGCCTTTGACATGGCAGCAGTATTTGGTGGAACTGGCGAGGACAACGCTATCAAACTTGGTAAGGCGTTAGGTAATCCAGTAGAGGGTGTAACTGCCCTAACCCGAGTTGGTATTTTGTTCACAGAAGAACAGAAAAAGATGATTGAAACTCTAGTTGCTTCTGGCGATGTGCTTGGGGCGCAAGAGCTTATTCTAAAAGAAGTTGAAACACAGAGTGGTGGTGCCGCTGAGGCTACAGCTACCGACTCAGCAAAGATGTCTATTGCCTTTGGTGAAATGGCTGAGGCAATCGGTACTGGTTTGCTTCCGATACTTGAATTTGTCACACCTTTGATTATTGATTTCTTTGATTATATTGCGGCTAACTCCGGAGTAATAACAGTTCTTGCTGGTATCTTCGGTGCTCTTGCTGTAGCAATTTTGCTCGTAAACTTTGCCCTTAACGCTAACCCGATTGTAAAGGTTATAACCCTTATTGCTTTCTTAGTTGCCGGAGTGGTCTTGCTGATTGACTGGCTCGTTGGTTTATACGGTGGCTGGGATAAGTTATTTGAAGACCTTGGTAAATGGATTAAGGGATTCTCTATTGCTTTTGAGAAAGCCTTGTTTGAAATAGGTCAATTCTTTGGTGAGCTTTTCGGAGCTATCGGTGCAATTGCCAAGGGAGCACTTAACGGAATACTTGGATTTGTCGAGGGATATATAAACTTTATTATTTCCGGCATCAATGGTCTTATAGACCTAATCAACACGGTCCTAGGTGCTGGCAAGGCTATCGGAATTAACTTACAAATAGGCAAGATACCAACAGTCACTATCCCAAGACTTGCTGAGGGTGGAATTGTAATGCCTAGACCCGGCGGAGTCCTTGCCAACATCGCTGAGGGTGGTCAGGCTGAAGCTGTTATTCCTCTTAATAGACTCGGTGACTTTACCGGCAAAGCAGGAAACACTTATAACATAACTGTCAATGGTGGAGTTGGCTCAGGCGCAACCATCGGCAAGTCAATCGTTGACGCAATTAAAGCCTATGAGCGAAGCTCTGGGGCTGTCTGGCAAGGTGCCTAATGGCAGCACCAGCAGTAAAGGTTGAGCTTGGTCTAAACCTTGGGGCAAGAGACCCAAACAGTTTTCTACTAAATGACTCAGTCCGAGGTGTTCTAGATAACACCGAATACACCTTGAGTGGTGACAGATTCTTTGACATTACCGATAGGTTAATGTCTGCCTCAACAACAAGGGGTAAGTCTCAAGCACTAGACCGCATTGATGCTGGAACTATTGATTTTGTTGTCGATAACTCCGACAGAGTATTCGACCCACTTTATTCTGCTGGTCCATATTTTGGTCAGCTAATACCGGGCCGAGAAGTTAGAGTTAGCTGTAATGGCTATCCGGTTATCTATGGCTTTATTGATGACCTTGACATTGCCTACCAGCCAAACAACCGGTCCATTGTAAGCATACAAAGCACAGATGCTCTAAAAACAATTACAACAAACAACCTGCCGGCAACTAGCGTTTCATCAGAACTATCGGGTTCTAGAGTCACTCGCATCCTTGACCTGCCAGAGGTCGCTTGGCCTAGTGATAAGAGAAGTATTGACATCGGTGATACAACACTC